TGCCAGGGGCTACTCGGTATCACACTTTGGATACTCTCTGGTTACTGGATTGAGGAGCTAAAAGAGTATGGCAAAAGATAAGTTCTGCAAGGTGTGCAATAAGAAAGTCAAAAGCCCATATACTAATTGGTCTTACTTAACAGGTGAGCCACGTATTGTGTGTGACAACTGTAAAGAAATACATCCAATCGTTAATAGATACCGGATGCAGGCCAAGCTAACTCTTAAACACAGATAAGGAGATTGATATGCCAAAAGTAAACATTACAAAATCAGCAGTTCGTGCCTTTGTCCGAAGCGAATATTTGAAAAAGCATGAGCCTTTGAGAAATGCACGAGCCGAGGCTTTGAGAAGTGCGATAGAGGCGAGTCCCCTATTTATAGATTTTAAAAACATAATGGCCTCTGCAGAATCGGTTGCAAGTGCGTTAGAAAAAGCCGGATACGGCTCAGAATTTAGACGAAACCTTGTCTCTTGTGATAAGGCGTTAAATCGTACAATAGGCAATTTATACACAGCACATATGAGTAAACCAACAGATGAAATCAGTAAATTATATGCGATTGCGAAACCGTATGATGAAAAGCTTGAAGCGATAGAGAAAGCTTTTCAATTAGCGCGTAATGCCATCGATAGAGCTCCGGGAGGTAAAGCAGCTGCTGATATTTTAAAGATGTCAGGACTCGACTTTTATGCGTGGCAAACTACTGACAGCGAAGCAGCATTAGATTTAAGCGCATTGAAGGGAAGTGATTAAATTGCGAGACTGTACAACGTGCCCTAATAGAGATTACTGCATTCCTGATGAGTGCGAGCACCTGGGCACAAAAAAAAGCACCCCAAAGCACGGCAATGCTAAAGGGCGCATAGAAAAATATCCATTTAAAGTATATCACATCGTTAAACCGAAAGGAAACAGAACAATGATCGAGTTAAAAATCACAGTAGATAAAGCAGTTGAATTAGAACAAGAAGTGAAAGACCTTTACCAATCCATCGTAGGCGCACCTGTTAAAGAAGTTAAAAACTGGACAACAAATGACGTTAAGCCTGCTAAGAAGGAAGCCCCAAAAGTAGAAGATCCTGCTCCTAGAGCTGTGCCGGTTAAAGAGGAAGCACCAGCTCCTAAGGAAGAACCTATAGAAGAAGCTCCAAAACAAACAGCTCCCAGCCTTGAGGCAACTCGTGAAGCAGTAAAAGACGTAATGGCTAAAGCTGCTGATAAGACGAAAGCAAAAGGCGAATTTAAGGCGTTCTTGGACAGCATTAGTGCTGAAAAAGTAACGTCTGCTACCGATGAACAACGTATTCAAATTATGGAATGGGTGGCTAGCCGTGGCTAAGAAACACGCCTTACTAGGTGCTTCAAGCAGTGCCAGGTGGCTAGTATGTACTCCTTCAGCAAGACTCGAAGCGATGTTCCCTGATGAACAATCGCCCTACGCTGCGGAAGGTACTGTAGCACATGACCTGGCAGAAGCAATTCTCCGACATAAGTTAGAAGGCAAAAAAGCTCCTAAGCTAGATGACTACTCTACTGAAATGGTAGAAGCGGTTAATCGGTATGTCGATATTTGCGAAGAGAAGGTAAACGAAGCCCGTGCTCGTTCCGCTGATGCGGAAGCCATGATTGAAGCAAGGCTCGACTTCTCCAGATGGGTACCGGAGGGATTCGGTACAGGCGATATGGTAATCGTAGCCGATGGCATCCTGGAAGTGATTGACCTGAAGTATGGTAAAGGCGTCCCGGTTAGCGCCATAGAAAACACACAAATGCGACTCTACGCATTAGGTGCCTATGATGTCAACGAGTACTTGTACGACATCAAAACAGTTCGCATGACGATCGTTCAGCCAAGACTCGATAGCGTGTCTACCGATGAAATGTCACTTGAAGAACTTCTTGATTGGGGCGAAGATATCAAACCAATCGCACAACGTGCCTGGGACGGTATCGGCGAATGTACGCCTTGCGATTACTGTAACTTCTGTAAAGCACGGCATACCTGCCGAGCACTAGCAGATACTTGTCTGGATACATTCTATAAGAATGGAGGCAAGCTCAATCAATTACTCACTGACCGTGAAGTATCTGACATCTTAGGGATGAAAGATTTAATCACGAAATGGATTAAAGGCGTGTATGATTTCGCTTATGAGAAAGCTTTATCCGGCGAGAAACAATGGCCAGGCTTCAAATTGGTAGAGGGTACGTCAAGACGTACTATCACGGATCCAGAAGCTGCAGCTAGAACATTACTCGATAACGGCTACAAAGAAGATGAAATCTTTAAACCACGTGAACTCGAAGGTATCACTAACTTGCAAAAGGTTCTTGGTAAAAAAGGCGTTGCCGATTACTTAGAAGCGTATATCGACAAGCCTGAAGGCAAGCCTACACTTGTACCGGAAAGCGATAAACGCCCTGCAATCAATACCGCAGAAACAATGGCAAATGAATTTGACGACGAGGTGTAATCATGCGCGTCGTAACAGTAAAAGCAATTGCCAAAGAGCTTCACGAACGTGGTCACTACCTCGACGAGCTCTACCAAATTACTATCGCATATGCTACTAGCTTGCACACCCGCTACTGCACTGCAGACGCAAGGTGCGATGCGATAGAACTCAGATATCAAACAGAAGAGGAGCTAGGCCCTTACGAGTACCCCTGGTTAGAGGATGATGAGTGGAACCGGCTTGATGATGAACGTTCTGATATCGAAGAAGAATTAGATGAATTATTTAACACAGTAATAGGGTTTAATTATGAAATCGACCCATTTAAGAAATAAGGAGACCGTAACAATGGCTAAATTAACAACTGGTATCGTAAGACTTTCCTATGCAAACATCGCTCAACCTCGTAAAAACGACGATGGCAAAGCAAAATATAGTTCCCAAATTATTATCGACAAAACAGATAAGAAAACAATCAAAGCATTTGAACGAGCTATCGAAGACCTTAAGGCTGATCCAAAGGCAGTCGCTAAGGTGGAAGGTAAAGCAGCATACCTTAAATTGAACTTACGGGATGGCGACACAGATGAAGCAGTGGCAGACCAACCTGAAACATACGCTGGTAAATTCTTCATTAACGCTAACAGTGATAAGCAGCCCGTAGTGTTCACTCGGGACAAAATAAAGATGGACCAATTCGACATTGAAGAAGAAATCTACTCCGGTGTGTATGCGCAGGTAGCACTTTCTGTGTTCGCTTACAACTTCAACGGCAAGAAAGGCGTAGGCTTTGGTCTAAATGGTGTTCGTAAAGTTAAAGATGGCGACCGCTTAGGCGGTGTTCACGTATCTGCTAATGACTTCGGCGACGACGATTTAGGCGATATGGACGATGACGATTTAATCTAAGGAGGCAAATATGGAGCTGAGTATTGATGTGGAAACGTATTCTGACTGTCCTATTAAATATGGAGCTCAGCGATACGTTGACGATACAACATTTGAAATACTGCTCTTTGCCTACAGCTTCGATGATGAACCGGTCGAAGTAATTGATATGACAAAGGATCCACTGCCCGACAGGGTGGTGGACGCTTTGTATAACAGGGAAATTACAAAGACCGCATTTAACGCAGCATTTGAAATGCTGTGCCTAAAGAAGTACTTCCCTGATGCGGATTATACGAACTGGGAATGTACCTCTGTACTAGCGTTATACTGCAGTTTACCTGCAAGCCTCGACAATGTGTCAAAGGCTTTGAAACTAGGAGAAGCCAAAGACTCAAGAGGTAAACGCCTTATCCAGTTCTTCTCTGTGCCACGAAAGCCAACTAAGGCGAATCCTAAGACACGAAATATGCCAGAGGATGCGCCTGAGAAGTGGGCGGAATACATTGAGTATAACCGCCAGGACGTGGTAGTAGAAAAAGCAATTCGTAAACGCTTACTTTCGCTGAAACCGCCGGCTATCGAGCACGAGTACTGGTTACTCGACCAAGATATCAACTGGCGAGGCGTGAAAGTAGATATGGATCTCGTCGATGCAGCGCTTGCTTGTAACGACGAAATCGTGGAAGAAGCTACCGAGTCATCTAAACTATTAACCGGATTAGAGAATCCGAACAGTACTATGCAACTTAAAGAGTGGTTAACGGCAAGACTAGGATATGATCTAGAAACAATGCGAAAAGACGATGTATCAAACCTCTTAGCACAGGATATCCCCTCTGATGTTCGCAAGGTACTGCAAAATAGACAGGTGCTCGGTAACTCCTCCATCAAAAAATACTTGGCCATGAAAAACGCTGTATGCTCAGATGGCCGTATTCACGGCATGCTTCAGTTTTATGGGGCGATGCGTAGTGGGCGATGGGCGGGACGTGTAGTACAGCTACAGAACCTCCCTCGTAATTATCTAGAAGATTTAGACACAGCTCGGGAAGTCCTTAAAAGTAGAGACGTAGAAATGCTAGACCTACTATACGGAAACCCTGGCGACGTGATTAAGCAACTTATCCGTACTGCTTTAGTAGCAGAGGACGGACACCGATTCATTGTAGCCGACTTTAGCGCTATCGAAGCACGTGTAATCGCCTGGCTTGCTCACGAGCAGTGGCGCCAAGATGTATTTGCTCAAGGCGGAGACATCTATTGCGCTTCCGCATCAAGCATGTTCCACGTACCAGTTGAGAAGCACGGTGTTAATGGGCACCTTCGCCAAAAAGGCAAGGTAGCTGAATTAGCGCTGGGGTATGGCGGCGGTGTAGGAGCCATGAAAGCGATGGACACTAAAGGTGAGATTCCGGAAAGCGAACTCCCTGGAATCATCGAAGCATGGCGACAAGCTAGTCCACGAATTACGAGATTTTGGAAGGATGCAGACAGCGCAGCAAAGCAAGTCGTGAGAACAGGAGAACCAGTACGAATTAGACAAGGCAATATTAAATTCTTTAAGTCGAAAGGATTCCTGTTCATTGAGTTACCATCCGGTCGAAGACTTGCCTACGCAAGACCTCGGCTCGGGCTTAACCGATTCGGTAGTGAATCGATTGAGTATGACGGAATGGATCAGGTTAAGAATACATGGGGCAGAGTTGAGACCTACGGAGGCAAGCTCGTCGAAAACATTGTACAAGCAGTGGCAAGAGATTGTTTAGCCGCATCAATGCTACGGCTTTCTAAAGCTGGTTACAAGATTGTTGCCCACATCCACGACGAAGTGGTTATCGAAGCGCCAATAGGCAAAGGCAGTTTAGAAGAAGTTATAGATATTATGTGTGAACCTGAACCCTGGAACGAAGGGCTCATATTAAACGCAGCAGGGTTTGAGAACCCTTACTACATGAAGGATTAGGAGGACAATTCTTATGACACTTTCAAAACAACAAATTCAACAACAACGCGAAGCAATCGACGCTTTATATGAACTTGTAAAAGATGCGCCAGCTAGTGAGCGTAAAGATTCTGCTATGGCATACTGCGAAGGCTGTATTGCTGCTTGTGATTTAGGGCTTAAAGTACTCAATGGTAAAAAGACCGAAGCACCTAAGACTGAAGAGCCTGTAGTTGAAGCTACTCCGGCGGTAGAAGCTACGGCCACTACTGAAGAGAAACCTAAACGTAAACGTACTACTAAAAAGAAAGCGCCAGTAGAGGAAGTCCTCTCGGTTGAAGAAGAACCTGTAGTCGAAGCTCCGGTAGTTGAAGAAACTCCTGAAGAAGACGATTTAGACGATTTGTTATAAGAAAGGATAGCGCCTTATGAAGGTCTTATTTAGTTTATCAGTCAACAAGCTGTATGACCTAGTACGGCGCAAGCAAGTGAACACTTGGGCACCTGCTGTACACTACCACGTGGATTGCGGCCAATCATTTGCCTGCTTGTGGCCATCAGTATCTTCTGGGATGGGCAAAATAGTAGACCCTTATATATCAACTGAGTTCTATTGCCCACAATGTGGAGAATTAATCCGTACTAGAGGCGTCGATGGTGATTGTGTAGCCGATGCCTCCGGTAACGATAATGTTCCTTTAGATATAGAACTATCGGTTATTGATCGGGGGACAATCCTTGATGTTAAATTTGACTATCACACAGTATATGTCGATAACGATACACAATCTATCTACCCTGGATACAAGCCTCATCTTATCGATATATTACGCTTTGATTTTAGGCAAGGAAAGGTATTTTTAGTTCAAAAGAAACGTACTCGCGCTGATATAGTATCCGAAATTGAACCTAATATATCTATCTTTTACTCTAAATCGCTGCCCCTGCACTGGCTAGTAGCAACTCCTAATTGTCGATTGTCTCGGTATCAAAAAGAGCTGCAGACTTTTGCTAAAGTGCTAAAACAAGCTTACTTCGCTAAGTTATCAAAACGAGTTGGGTATCAAGTTAAACCAATCAGACAAGGTGTACTACTATCGTCCAAATACGGCGCGCTCGATAACTTACTCCATAATCTAGTGTGGAAGATGCACGCGCCGGATGCGCCTGCATTAAATGACAAGTTAGTTAGAGACCACGATAGCTACTTCAGACCTTTCGGGTCTAATTTAACAAGTACTTCTGCTATCACTGAGTTAACTAGTACCGGCGTACCGTTTATCAAAGCACTTATACAGCTTTATAAAGTACCGGATAAACGCTGGGTTAGAAAATTACTAACTATCCGTCCTTTCTTCTATATCAAAGTGATCCAAACTGCTAGCAAGGTATTCAAAAGCATGGATTATCAGAAAGCATTTACAGACCTTGTGGCAGAGGAAGGTGGGAAAAACAGGTATATCCAATCCTGGCCTATATGGAATGATGAGCAGGCATTGCTTACTGTTACTGATTTTCTTAAGCTTATGCGTCACCAATACGGTGAACGTCGAGTTCTATTATTCTTAAAAAATGCTGACTCCTATTCGGAAGTAAAAGATACTACAGATATGTATAACCGGTTATCGAGAGCTAGGAAAAAGGAGATTTGGGCTAGACATATTCAAATTAAGGATCTGCATGATGAGATTGTGTGTATATCCGAATTTGAAAAAGCAGAAAATGTTCCAGTACAACGCAGCATGCTCCATAGCAAGTTAATAGACTCCGTTGGTGGTCTAGATTTTGCTGTAGTTAAAACATCACACGACATAATTCGACTAGGTGTTCAACTCAATAACTGCGTAGGTACCTATGTAGAAAAAGTTAAAGAGCAAAAATGTGCTATTGTTGGTGTGTTTGAAAACAGCCGTCCGGTAGCGTGTATTGAGGTAAATCCTACGGATACCTCTGAAGCATTTACAGTAATACACCAGGCTAAGCTAAAAAATAACAGAGGTGTACGAGATAATCACAACATTAATTATGCTGTATGCCAATGGGTTAAAAAGCATAGATTACAAGTACCTAAATATTTAGGGGACATCCACTTTGCGAAGGGAGGAGCGATGTAATATGGATACAAATATCATCATAGCTACGGGCAGAAGTCGCTCCGCCCGTAGCTGGAAGTCTGAAAAAATGACTTGGAGTGCTTTGGCCAATAAATTGGCTGAGCCTACTGTAACGAATGAAACGGCTGCTGAATACGCCAAGATGTCTAAAGCTGATCAAGGCCAAAAGAAAGACGTCGGCGGTTTTGTAGGTGGCTATATTCCTAAAAATGGTAGACGGGTAAGAGGCTCTGTTAAAGAGCGGTACTTAATTACCCTTGATGCGGATAATCCTAGTGAGGACTTTCTATTAGACCTCGATATGGAATTAGGCGGTATGGAGTATGTACTATACAGTACACACAGCCACACAGATACTAATCCACGATATCGCGTAATCATACCTGTGGATAGAGCGATGAAGCCAGATGAGTACCAGGCAGTCTCAAGACGAATTGCTGATAATATCGGGATTGAGTCTTTTGACCCTTCCACGCACCAAGCTGAACGGCTTATGTATTGGCCAAGCTGTCCTAAAGATGTCGAGTACGTGTACCTACATAGTGAAGGCTCACTCGTTTCCGTCGATGCGTATTTAAGCACGTACAGAGACTGGCGTGATACGAGTCTTTGGCCAACATCGGAAAAGGAATCACAAATCCGCCTTGATGCGGCCAAAAAGCAAGGTAACCCATTAGAGAAAAAAGGTTTACTTGGCGCCTTTTGTAGGTGCTACAGTATCACGGAAGCGATAGAAAAGTTCCTTCCTGGAGTGTATGAGCCGACACAAGTTGAAGGCCGATACACATATACGGAAGGCAGCTCGGTAGGTGGTTTAGTTATTTATGATAACGATACTTTCGCTTACTCCAACCATGCAACTGACCCTATTAGTGGTAAACTTGTTAATGCATTTGACCTGGTTCGCATCCACTTATTCGGCGCCAAAGATGAGGGCGAAGACCCTGCGACTGCAGTTACTAAATTACCAAGCTATAAAGCTATGATAGACTTCGTCAACGAAGATGGCGCAGCACCAATCCTGCTCGATAAAGAACGTATGGCAGATATGGAGTTTGAGGATATCACAGATGAAGAAGAGGACTTTTTGTCAAAGCTAAAGCGTGATAATAAGGGCAATCCTGAGTCTGATGTGTTCAACTGCTTAATGGTTCTTAAATATGATCCTCTATTACAAGGGCGTATACGCCTTGATGAATTCGCACACCGGTTAGTTGTTACTGATGATTTGCCGTGGCGCGGTAAGGATGAAACCCCTTATTGGACGGATACGGACGATGCGTGCCTGCGTAACTACTTCGCTACTAAATACCTTATTAAGGGTAAAGGCATTATCGACGATGCCTTGCAGGAAGTAACGCAAGATAATAAATTCCATCCGGTACGCCAGTACTTAACTGGTTTAACTTGGGACGGCGAATGTAGAGTCGATACTCTATTTATCGATTACATCGGTGCTGAAGATACCGAATACATCAGGGCTGTTACCCGTAAATGGATGTGCGGTGCTATCGCACGTGTAATGGAACCTGGCGTTAAGTTCGATACAGCGATTGTGTTATATGGCTCTCAAGGTTTAGGTAAGTCACTTATCTTGGAGCGGTTAGGCCGTAAATGGTTTAACAACTCACTCGTTGATATCAAGACCAAAGATGCCCTCGAACAAATTCAGGGTTCATGGATCAATGAACTCGCTGAATTGGCACCTACCTATAAGAACGATAACGAAATCGTTAAGGCCTTTATCAGCCGTACCTCTGACCGGTTCCGCTCCCCGTATGGTAGACGGACCGAAGAGTATCCTCGCCAGTGTGTATTCGCTGGTTCCACTAATAATCTTATGTTCTTAAAGGACCGCACCGGTAACCGCCGATTCTGGCCAATTACTGGAGATAAGGACCGCAAGACTAAGAACGCCTGGGAGTTGGCCAATGAAGAAATAGACCAATTATGGGCGGAAGCGTTCACATATTGGGCGGAAGGTGAACCTCTCGTATTAGAGGGTGAACTCGAAGAAGAAGCCCTTAGAATTCAATTATCGCACACTGAAGGCGGTGAACTCGTAGGACTCATTGAGGAATACCTCGAAATGGAACTACCTGAAGATTGGGAGTCTAAAGACATCTACGATCGTAGGGAGTATATCCAGAATTATGGCGATGACGACTATTGTGGTTCAGTGCAGCGGGAAAGGGTTTGTGCCCTTGAAATATGGTGTGAAGTAATGGAGGGCGACAGGAAGAACCTGCAGAACGCAAAAGCAAGAGAAATCATTGACATTTTGCAATCTATTAAAGGATGGAGTCCTTATTCAAAGAGCGTTGGGAAGATGCGCTTTGGCAAATTATATGGCGTTCAAAGAGCGTTTATCAGAGATGAATCCAATCTCGAGAAAAAGGCAAAATCAATTAAGAAAGAACGCAAAAATTAATGTTGCCGATTTTTGTTGCCGATTAGCTGATTTTCTTATATTGAGAGTTGTCGAAATAATTTTTATACACGCCTATACATCGATGAATTTTGATATAAGCTAAAAAATCGGCAACGGCAACACGTGTGGCAACAAAATCGGCAACACGATTAGAGTAGATAATTCCTATTCTGATTACTATTTGTTGCCGATGTTGCCTATTATTTACTATTAATTAAAAATAATAAATATATGAATAAACGATTGTATACGTATACACGTAAAAAACACGAATACGCGTATATATATATATCGGAAAAAAAACGACAACATCGGCAACACAACCCCGATGAAGCCAGATTTTATATGGGCTGAGGCCTGTTGCCGATTTTTTATTGAGAACGAGGTGAGAACGATAGAAAAAGATATCGAACGTTGGTTAGGAAATCAACTCAAAAAACTGGGGTGCATATATATGAAATTCGTGTCACCTGGAAATGATGGCGTGCCTGATCGGATTGTTATACTCCCCGGCGGCAGTGTCATCTTCGTTGAGTTAAAGTCCACACAAGGTAAGTTAATGGCTAACCAACGGGTTCAGATTTCACGGCTTCGTAAGCACGGCGCCATAGTATTTGTCCTAACCGGTAAGCTAGACGCTAAGTTATTTTTAGATGATATAGAAAGGGTAATTCATGGACTTTCATCCACATGAGTACCAAGAGGTTGCTATTCAGCGGATAATTGACCATTCGCACTATGGCCTCTTGTTAGACATGGGCTTAGGGAAGACAATCTCCACGTTAATCGCAATAGAGAAACTTATGTATGATAGCTTCACTATTAAAAAAGTATTACTCATCGCACCTAAGAAGGTAGCAGAGTCTACCTGGGCACAAGAAACAGAAAAGTGGAGTGCCACAAGATGTTTAACTGTGGCCAAAGTATTGGGTTCCGAGAAAGAACGCATACATGCACTTAATAGTGAGTCCGACATTTATGTGATGAACCGTGAAAACGTGCAGTGGTTATACGATTACTATTTCGAAAAACCGAAAAAGAAATTCCCTTTTGACATGTTAGTGATCGATGAAAGTTCTTCATTTAAGAATCCACAGGCTAAACGATTCAAGGCTATGCGTAAAATGCGACCTCTCTTTAAGCGCATTGTCATTCTAACAGGCACGCCAGCACCGAATACCTTGATGGATATTTGGGCACAGATGTATTTACTAGATGGCGGGGACCGATTGGGTAAAACGCTTACTGAGTTCCGATGCCGTTACTTTACACCGGACAAAACAAATGGGCACGTCGTGTATAGCTACCGATTACTACCAGGTGGCGATAAGGCGATATTTGGTAAAATCCAAGACGTTTGTATGAGCTTAAAAGCTAAAGATTATCTCAAACTACCTGAGCGCATTGAAAATGTAATTACTGTAGAAATGAGTCCTAAAGAATGGGCACTATACAAAGAAATGGAACGAGAACATGTGCTAAGCATCGTGGATGATGACGACATAAGCGCCTTAAATGCAGCATCCCTAGCAGGCAAGTTATTACAACTAGCCAACGGTTCTATCTATAATGACGAGGGAAATATCGTAGTTGTACACAACGAGAAAGTAGAGAGGTTAAAAGAGTTAGTAGAAACGAATGAGGGGAAACCTATATTAGTGTTCTACAACTTCAAACATGATCTTCAAGCAATTAAAGATGCTTTCCCTAAAGCCGTCGAATTAAAGACCGATGACGATGTAGCCGAGTGGAATAAAGGTAATATCCAAATGCTATTGGCACATCCTGCATCAGCAGGATACGGATTAAACCTTCAAGCCGGTGGCAATATTATCGTATGGTATGGGCTAACATGGAGCCTTGAACAATACCAACAAGCTAACGCTAGACTACACAGGCAAGGGCAAACACAGCCTGTAATTATCCACCACCTAGTAACAAAAGGCACGATGGATGAGCAAGTTATGAAAGCGTTAGAACGTAAAGAAGCAGGGCAAGATGCCCTCTTAGAAGCTATTAAATATCGTAAGGAATTGTATAAGGAGAACATAAAATGAGATACGACTCGACTTTACAGGAAAAAGCAATTGAAGCAGCACAAAAAGCATTGTACGGAGTAGATAGATTTGATTATCTTGCCGCTGACGGGGACCTAAACGGGATGTTCGTTGTTTGGTTTTGTAAAACTTTACAAAACTGGAAGGCGATCGTAGCCGGACGAGATTTTGACGAATTTATTGAAGTCACGCACAACGGGGATAAAAATGAAACTTATGTTGATATCTATCAAAAAGTAATGAACGTGTGTGTAACATATGATTGCAATGGTCACGCAGAAATTAAAAGTATAAAAGAGCTGTAAAAATTGTATAAGGAGTAGAGATATGCAAAAGAAATGTAGACGATGCGGAGATACATTTACAGTTTCCACTCATGAGGACTACTGTCCGGAATGTGAAAAAGTAATGACACCGCCTGAAGCTGGTTATAGTAAAGTGATCACTTGTGAATCCTGTGGAGAAACATTTACACACAGAAAAGACAAGTCCGCAGGTCGTTGGCCTAAATATTGCCTTACTTGTGCCGAGACGTTATCCAAGCCTTACAAGAAAGAAGAGGACGATAAGAAGTCAAAACTAAAACAGACACTGCAAAAAGAACTTGACGCAGTACAGAAAGAGGACATAGTGAATCATCCTTCGCACTACACACGAGGTAAGATTGAAGTTATCGATTTCATCGAAGACCAACAATTTCCGTACCACTTGGGTAATGTTATTAAGTACATCTCACGTGCAGGCCATAAGGGTGATAAGTTAGAGGACCTAAAAAAAGCGCAGTGGTATCTAGCAAGATATATCGAACTGATTGGCAGTGACGATACCGCAGTATAGGTGAGCCTATGAATAGATCATGTACTGGGAGTAAACACCCTGGAGTTAGAAAGCTACAACGATTACTTAATAGCCGTAGGCGGATGAAGGATATCGAGGCGCACTTACAGCGACTTGAAGCTGAGGCACAAGATGAGCGGTCTAATACTCCAGAGCAACAGCTTAATTTAAACACTGCGCAGAACGATTTGACAGAAGAGTTCCGTGTCTTATCTAAAGAGCGGTACGAACTGTGGACACATATATGTAAGGTACCGAATGACGTCGAGCGTACATTCCTGGAGAACAGATACTATTTCGGGATGAGCATGAAAGAGGTCATTGAGAGTATGAACTACAGTGAAGCACGTATCTATGCAATCCAACGGAACGCGGTCAAAAGTTTTTGTCAAGTATTTTCTAAAAATAAATAAAGACGATATGCAATTAGAGGTAACACTTATGGTAACCTACAAGCGTGGTATGGAAGACAACCAGGGAAAGTCCTCCGTAACCACAAGCTGTAGGGTACGTTCATAGTGAATACCTTTCTTGTACACTCCTCCACGGGCTATAAGCAGAAGGAATCATTAAGGACTACGACACAACCACGTAGTCCTTTTTGGTTGCTTCATCAGATTTTATCGATATAGCATTAAATGAGAATGAATGATAAAAAGGTACTTCCGAGCGATAAAACCAGCGGTGGTCGGCTCCGCGCGATGTTTGTCTCTGTGTAGGAGAATTTTTGCAGTTGAAAGTTTATTTCCGAAGGACAGAAAGGAGAGGTCATGGCGACGAGTGAAAAACCACGTGTGAAATTTAATAAAGCGGGCGATTTGCTAGTATCTAGTGCGCAATTGTGCGACCTTCTTCGAGTAACTCCTGAGATTATTTCGAGACACCACAAATCGGGCATGCCTAAAGCGGCAACCGGTTGGTGGAACCTACGTGAAGTTCTCGTATATCTTGGCCAAGCTAAGGCAGATAAAACTAAAGACCAATCGGCAGCAACACGAAAGCTAATTGCTGAAGCTGACTATAAAGAGTCTCGCGCAGCACGTGAGAAGAAATTACTTGACGTGTTAAACGGTGAGTACGTATCCCGTGCAGATGTGGCCAAAGAATGGTCTGCTCGTATCTTAGAGTTGAAGTCCTCGCTCATCAAACTCGGTAAACGAGTAGGTAGTGAGTTCACGGATCCAGAAGAACGAGCGGCGGTAGAAAGGGTGGTGAGCGAAGTTGCCGAAGACTACCTCGAAAGTTACTCGCGCAAAGGTGAGTACACGCCAGAAGTCAAAACCGGTAAAAGTAGAGCCAAAAGTTAATTGGTTCCAAGAAGAGCTCGACGCATTTAAACCACCGGAACGATACACCGTATCAGAATGGGCTGACAATTTTAGGGTATTAACGAATATATCCGCAGAGCCAGGTAGATGGAGAACCAGTCGGACTCCATACCTAAAGGAGCCTATGGACAAGTTTACAGACCCTCTGATTGAACAGATTGTCCTGTGCTTCGGTGCTCAAATTGGTAAGACTGAAGCAGAGCTCAATATGATAGGGTATGCGTTAGACCAAACACAGTCACCAGTTATGATGGTATACCCAACAGACTCTATTGCTAAATTTGCTAGCGATAAGAGAGTACAACCGATGATTAAATCGGTTAAATCTATTAGTGATAATTTTGACGAGAATAGTAAACTGCTTGAATTGGATTTCAACAACGGCAATTATATGGTACTGGTTGGTGCTAACTCACCAAGTAACCTATCGAGCCGGTCAATCAAGTATCTATTCTTCGATGAAATAGACAAATACCCCGCCTTTTCAGGTAAGGAAGCGGATCCAATAAAACTTGCCAAGGAACGTACAAAAACGTTCGTTGATAAGAAAATAGTAATGGTATCCACACCTACTGTTGAGTCGGGTAATATTTGGCAGGCGTTCATGAATGCAAATGAGCGCAGGCAGTATTACGTGCCATGTCCACATTGCGGAGTGTCGCAGACCCTCAAGTTTAAGCAGATAAAATGGCAGGAAGAACACAACGATAATGTGGATATGATACGTGATACAGCGTACTACGAATGTGAACATTGCGGCGGACATATCCACGACAGACACAAAATGGAAATGTTAAGACATGGAAAATGGGTAGCGGTCAATGCATCGCAAAGCAAAGTCCGCTCAATTTCGTATCACTTATCGTCGATATATTCGCCGTGGGTCACGTTCGGAGACGTAGCGTATGAGTTTAAGAATTCCAAAGGTACGCCAGCTTCATTGATGAACTTTATTAATTCATGGCTAGCAGAACCTTGGCGTAGTGCTAAAACTAAAAGCACACAAAATATGCAGTTTACGGAATCCACATATCCGTGCGGTATTGTGCCGGATAAGGCAGTATTACTTATCGCTTCCGTAGACGTACAGCTCGACCACTTCTGGTGGGAAGTAAGGGCCTATGCTCCAGGTGTTAAGTCTTACCTAATTGATTACGGACAGGCAAGCACTTGGGAGGATTTAGAGGAAATCATTATTCATCGAGAGTATCCATCGGAGTTTGGCGAACCTCGTCAAATAATGAAAGCAGGTATTGACTCCGGCTTTAGAACAGACGAAGTATATCAATTCTGTTCACGATTCCCGGAAGTATGTATCCCGCTTAAAGGCTCCTCGAACCATACTACTATGACAGCACCATACACAATGACATCATTGGAGAAGGGCGTTGTAGGAGGCCTGAAGCTGTACGTATTAAATACCGACTATTGGAAAGACTTTATATTCGCAAGAATGGTACGGCCGATAAACGAGGATGGCACGATCCATTTATACAAAGATTGTCCGCAAGAGTACTCAGACCATCTAAGGTCAGAGGAGAAGCAAGAACACAGAAATGTGAAAACAGGTGCGGTAACAGTTCAATGGAAACCGTTAACTAGTCATCCGGTCAACCATTTACTCGATACATGTACTTACAACGCAGCAGTAGCAGATATTGCCGGCGTTAAATATTTAATGGAGCCAGAACCTTATGAGGAAACTGAAGAGGTCCAAACATACGAGGACTACAGCGGAGGAATAGGGAATACTGGCCATTGGTTTAGATAGGAGGTGAACCATGAGCGATGTAAATGAACAACTTGAACGTGTCCGCCAAGTCATCGAGGATATTGAAACTAAAGGGTATTCTGAGTTACAGATTGGCGGTAAGCGGTTCAAGACGATTGACTTACCTGTACTTTACGCACGAGAACAAACGCTAATGCAACGTGTACACGAAGAGTCAAACGGCTACCAATCAGATGCATTCGTAACATGGGGTGGACGATGAACATTATTGATAGAGTAATCAGTTGGGTTAGTCCACAACGTGCGTATGAACGACAAGCTTACCGCGATGCGTTACGTCAATATGATGCGGCATCTATGGATAGGTTAAACAGTGATTGGCAACCTGCATTTGGTACGGCTGAGCAACTAGCAACCGGTTCACGTGATATTATCCGTGGACGTGCAAGAGCTGCCGAGATGAACAGTGACTTAGCTGAGTCTGCAGTTATTGCAATCTTGCGTAATGTAATCGGCGCAGGGATTATCCCGCAAGCAAAAGTTAGAAACCGAAACGGAAAGCTGAATAACGATTTAAATAAGAAAATCGAGAAGGCTTGGACTAAATGGGCTGAGCCTGAAAATGCTGACATAAGAGGTATTTCTAGTTTCTATGAATTACAAGAAATGGCCTTACGGCGAATGGTGTATGACGGTGAAATTCTTGTCAATAAGACTTCACAGGGTACATACCTACCTCTATCCATCCAATTGATAGAAGCGGAGAATATCGGTGCAGTAAGTGTTACACACGGTAAGAATAATATTATCAATGGCGTTGAAGTTACCGAACATGGTAGACCAGTAGCTTACCATGTGAGCCAAGCTGATCCAATGGGGTTACGATCGTTTGATACGGCTCGGTTAACAACAGACCAAGCCTTCTTGTTATTCAAGCCTAAACGCCCTTCTCAACTTAGGGGTATAAGCCTATTGGCGTTAGTATTACGCAGAATCCATGATATTGATGAGTACATGGATGCTGATTTAATCGCTGCACGAGTGGCAGCGTGCTTCGGTGCTTTTGTAACCTCACAAAATTCTGCAAGACAAACGTCTATGCTACCAAGAGATAGCAAAGGCAGACCTAATATCACAATGGCACCAGGTATGGTTAGACACCTGAGCCCTGGTGAGTCCATTGAGTTTGCAGACCCTAAGCGTAACGCTGGTACTGCAAGTGAATATTCAGCAACTCAGACTCGGAGAATTGCCTCCGGTCTTGGTATGAGCGCTGACATCGTAGCGCGTAATATATCTGGGAATTTCTCGGCTGCAAGGCAAAACTTGTTAGAGGACCAAAAGACATTCCGTCAAATGCAGAAATTTGTAATCAGACACTTCTGTATGCCGATTTGGAAAGCCTTTATTGACGCCCTTTATTTAGCGGGTGAATTACCTTCTGACTACTTAGCGAACAAGGACAAATACCAAGAGGTAGCTTGGCTTGCGCCAGGGTGGTCATGGATTGACCCTGTTAAGGAAGTTAATGCTAATAAGGAAGCTATCAAATCCGGTCTTACAACATTAGAAGATGTGTGTGCAGCATCTGGACGCGATTGGGAAGAAGTTCTTGAACAACGGAAACTTGAACAGGACAAAGCCAAGGAGCTTGGGGTGTTACTAGATTATTCCAGTGAGTTGCAACCGCTAACGATGGGCGATGATGACACTACACAGGAAGGAGCTGATGGCTAGTAATGAGTGAACATCAAAAGCGTAGTGTTCTTGGCAACTACTGTCGAGAAACTACTATTGACCACGTCGATACCGATAGTCGGACAGTAGAATTATCATTCTCTTCCGAAACGCCATACGGCCGTTGGTTCGGCGATGAAATTCTTTGCCATGATGAAGAGTGCATCAACCTTGAGCGCTTTAATAATGGCTTAGGCACGGTATTGTTTAACCATGATCGTGATGCGGTCGTAGGTCATGTCGAGAAGGTATGGCTAGAAGATAACCGCGGTAAAGCGTTAGTACGCTTTGATACAGATGAACAATCCGAAACAATATTCCAAAAGGTACAGTCCGGTACGCTACAAGGTGTAAGCGTAGGCTATGCAATCTACCGATATGAGGTATTGGAAGATGAAGATACCAAATCTACTAACGGTCGATTTAATGGTCCGGCTTATGTAGTAACAGATTGGGAACCTTTAGAAATCAGCATTGTATCCGTTCCAGCTGACGCTACTGTCGGTGTGGGACGTAGTGCTGAAGAAATTCATACAAGTATTGACACACAGGAGGATAACACACGTATGGATCCAAAAGAAATTTTAAAAACTGAAGAAGAAGTAAAATCTACACCAGTAGAAACTGGTATCACACAAGAAGACCTTCAAAAAGCTATGGAACAAGAACGTAAACGCACATCCGAAATTACTGCATTGTTCCGTGACTTCGACGTAGAGGGTGCTGATGAAGCAATCGTAATGGGCGTATCCGTTGACGAAGCTCGTGCAATGGTAATGGATCAATTACGTGCACGTAATAAAGGCGTATCTGTAACAATGGGCGAAGCTGAAAGCGATAAGTTCCGTGCCGCGGCACAAGATGCGGTATTGATGGCAGCGGGTATCCCTGTAGCAGATGCTGCACCAGGTGCTAATGAGTTGCGTGGCTATTCCATGATTGAGTTGGCTCGTGAGTCCTTACAACGTGAAAACGTGAAAGCTAACTTTGGCGATAACATGGAATTGGCTCGTCAAGCTATTAACTCTACATCCACATTCCCAGCAATCATGTCCAATCTTGCTAACAAATCTGTAATGACAGGCTTCAACGAAGCAGAAACTACATTCCAAATTTGGGCAGGCAAAGGTTCCAACCGTGACTTCAAAGAAGCTGCACGCGTAGCATTGTCCGAAGCAGGTAACCTTGAACTAGTTCCAGAAGGTGGCCAATTCCAACAAGACTTCTTAGGCGAAGCATCCGCTCGTACTAAAGTGGCTACTTATGGTAAATTGTTCAGCTTAACTCGTCAAGCAATCATCAATGATGACTTGGGCTTGTTCTCCAAAATTGCTACTAAATACGGTTCCGCTGCGAAACGTTTGGTAAACAAAATGGTGTATGCGCAATTAACTGGTAACGTTAAAATGCAAGACGGTGTAGCATTGTTTGACAACAAGCACGGTAACGTAGCAGATACGGGTGAAGCATTATCTGTTAAAGCAATTGCGAAAGCAATTACTGCTATGCGCCGTCAAAAAGGTATTACAGGTGAAGCTACTCTTAATATTACACCTAAATACTTGGTAGTTCCTCCAGAACTTGAAATGGTTGCATACCAAATCGTTAACTCTACTGCAGCAGTAGACGGTGTAAACTCCGGTGTAGTTAACCCTTACAAAGGTCGCTTCGTAGTTGTAGCAGATGCTGAATTAACTAATCCAGATGCATGGTACTTAGTAGCAGACGCATCTCAACATGACACTATTGAAGTAACTTACTTGAATGGCGTTGAAACTCCACGTCTTGAAACTCGCCAAGGCTTTGATGTAGATGGTATCGAATACAAAGTAGCATTCGACTGTGGCGTAAGTGCTCTTGACTTCCGTGGTGTATTCAAAAACGCTGGTAAATAATTAGGGGGATAAACACATATGGCAAAATTCGTATATGAAACAGATAGAATAAACTACGTGGCAACAGCAGATGTAAAAGCTGGTGACATTGTAGAAGCTGGTACACTTCATGGTGTAGCTGTAACAGACATTAAGAAAGATGAAATGGGTGTGTTAAAAGTAACTGGCGTATTCAAAGTAGACGCTAACAAAGCTGATACATACGCAGTAGGTGACGCAGTAAACTTCGCTTCTGGTAAAGCTGTGAAAACTGGTGGTAAAGCATTGGGTATCGCAGTAGAACCTAAGACTGCAACACAAGATACTGTTACAGTAATGTTGAAAAACTAATTATTGTATTTTTAATGAAACGCGGGCCACACGGTCCGCGTTCACTCTACGAGGTATAACATATGCTGACCTATGATGAAAGCGCCTTACTCGATGTATTTGGCGAAAAAATAACATATGAAGGTAAGCAGATTAAGGCTAGCGTAGAAATCGGTGAGTATGACGGCAAAGGTTCTGGATTCGTAACTGGCCTTGCTGATAAAGCTAAGGTGTGGGTTAGAACCAAAGACGTTCCGCTACCTAAGACTAAAGATGTAATCTACATCAATGGTAAGAAGTGGTATGTGGATCATATCTCCGATAGCGACGCTAAAATGCATTGTCTTGAAATTGTGGCCAACGTTAGGACGGTAAGACCATGAGTAATTCACCAATTACCATCACTGACACCGCTACTCCGTATCTTGAATTTATAGCTCATACTAAACCGGATTGGACTAGGAAGGCTATGAAGTCAGTAGGCTGGATGATGCAGAAGGAAATCAAGGCCGGAATTAAATCCGGTTCACCTGGTGGCCATAAATATGCTAACTTCATGCCACCTACTATGAGGGCACAGTTTGAGGCAGCATTTGGCGCTAAAGTAAGGCGTGCATATCAAGATGGCGGTAAGGCGCATAGGGAAGGTTGGGGTTTAAAATCCCGAGCTCAACTTATAGCCGGTGGCGTAAAAGAGACCACAGTCGGATACACACCACTTGGTAAGATGTTCCGAGCGGTTGGTTACCAATACGACGCCAGGTCGCAATCAGTCAAAGTAGGGTGGTTATCATCGTCCGCTAAACGATTAGGCGAACAGATTGAGCGTGGTTACACAAAACAAATCACAGAGCCAATGCGTAGGACATTATTTGCCGGTGGCTTTCAACTTGCTAAAGGTAAAACATCATTCAGGATTAAACCTCGTAAAACGTTTGGTCCGATGAGAACAGCCTTACAGCCTAAGTTGGTGCCTTACCTAGAGTCTAAAATCGGTGAATATGCACTAGGCAAAAGTACTCAATTTGCGTCGAGCAGGCGAGCATATAAAGTGAGGTAGCAATGCAAACTATTCCACTAGCGGTCATTGCTAACAGATGGGCGGAAGCGGTTAAGGATAATCAGAAGATTACCGACTACTGCATGGAGCACTTCGGAAAGGACCTTGGTATTTACATCGGATATGATGATGCCGGCGCACCTCTTGAAGAGGATTGCCCATGCGTGATCATCATGATGGATAACAAGTCTGAGGGCTTGGCTAGTTCTTACTCTTACACTCTACAACTTGTGTGGGGAATAGTGAGAGCTGAGGCAGAACGTGAAGGACGTGTAGTGAAATACACTGGAGCGTTCGAATGTGATGAACTTGGCCAATTACTCATCGAATGCATCATGGCAGTTAACCCTAACTATCCTGTCATTAACATTGACTATGAAACAGACAATATCTCGTGGCGTCCTGTGTATCCGGGTAAAGCCACACTCACTATAGAAATACCGCACGTAATTGGCGGTAATGTTGAATATTAGGAGGATAAACATGGCAGTAGCTAAACGTGCACAAGGTGCACAATCTTCTCTTACAATGGCCTTTGAAGCTGACTTCGGTACTACACCATCTACTGGTGGCGTGGTAATGCCTATCATCAGTTCTTCTTTGAAGGCTAGCCAAAACTTGAATGACTCCTCTGTTATTCGAGGAAATCGTAATCCAGCAGCACCTAGCCGAGGTAATATCGATACATCTGGTAGCATCGTGCCCCCAGTTGATGTAATTGGTATTGGCTATTGGCTAAAACTCGCATTTGGTGCTCCAACTACAACAGCACAAGGTACTGGCAAGAAACACGTATTTAAAATTGGTCCAGACATGCCATCTGCTACCTTTGAACAAGGTTATAAGGATATCAGTACTTACCAACAATTCAGTGGTGTACGAATGAATAAAATGTCCTTGAACTTCGGTGGTGATGCTGAATTGACTGCATCTATTGATGTGATGGGATGTAAAGAAACTATGGCAGCAGTACCCTTCGATACTGCACCTAAGTCTATTACATTTACTCCATTCGAAAACCTCGAAGCCACCATAAAAGAAGGTGGCGTTACGGTAGCGAATGTATTGTCCATGAGTCTTGATATCGACTTCGGTTTGGACGGTGACTCTTATGCTATCGGTGGTAAAGGCTTCCGTACTTACATTGATACAGGTATTGCTGGTGTATCCGGTACTATTAAAGCATTCTTCCAAAATATGGACTTATTAAATAAAGCGGTAAATGGTACAGAGTCCAGTCTTGAATTGACTCTAACTAAAGGTACTAACTCCTTGACCATTAAGCTACCTGAGTTGATTTACGAGCGTAATTCCCCAGGTATTGATGGTCCTAAAGGTGTAAATATCGAACTTCCATTCAAAGCATACTATGGTGATGATGCAGGTCAATCCGCAGTAGTATTTGAATTGGTTAACAGCCAAACATCTTACTAATCTAACTCATTAGGAGGTATCTATGAATATTCAAGGTAAAGAATTAAAACCAAGAGCCCTTACATGGACTGAACGTGATGCATTAATCAAAGCCGGTCTAGACTTCGTGTATTGTCCAGTAGATATTGATGATCAAGTCGCATCTATTGTGCGTAGTCGTGATATTATGCGCTTCATCTTAACTGATGTATACGAACTCACAGACGAACAACTCAATACAGTAAGCGATAAGGAAGCAATGGACTTCGCCGGTAAAGTCATTACATTGACTTATCAACTACAAGAAGAAACAGAAAAAAACTAGAAGAGGCGTGGAGGTGGATGTCCTCGGATAAGCCGAAGTACTGCAAGGGATGTAAGGAATTACAAACCGCTACAAAGCAGTCCTTCGACTGTTCCGAGTGTGACTTTAACCCACCACGCCTATTATTCGGTTCAAAACTGGCTATGAAACTGTATAACCTATCACGCAGTCAAAGGAATTACCACTCAGGCGGACTAGCCGGGTTCGACTATCCGGCTATACGTACAGTGGCTGAGATTAATAACATTAACCTAAATCCGATGTTATTTAGTCTAATGTGGATATTAGAGGGTTTAGAAATGGAGGCGATGAATAAGGATGTCGAATAACGTAGTAGATATCATAGTGCAACTGACCGATAAGAATGCTCAAGCCGGTTTAGAGAAAATCGCCGCTACCTCTAAGGGAACAGTTGCAGAGCTTTCAAAGTTAAAGAATGAAATGTTTGCCATTGGTGCGGGTGCCGGTATTGCCGGTCTAGGTTCTAAACTCGCAAAAGAGGCACTGGCTTGGAACTTATCAGTAAAGAAGATGCAATCCTTAACAGGTGCAACTGCTGAGCAAGCAAGTACGTTCCTCTCCGTTGCAAACTATATGGGTGTAGCTACTGATGTTAGTACTGTAGCGTTCGCTAAATTTGCGAAGGCTGTATCTAATGCGCAAGATAAAATGCAAGTTGCATCCGCAGAAGGAAAACTAGCTACTGATATGTTCAGTCGGCTAGGTATTAGCATTGATCAGATTGAGGGTAAGAATACCCTTGAAGTATTTAAAGTCATTCAAGACCGATTACGGAACATGAAGGACGGTGCTGAAAAGACACGGATTGAGATGGAGCTATTCGGTAAAACCGGATACCAACTTCATGGAATGCTAAATATGTCCGCAGACGCCATGAAGCAAGTCGAGGACCGTGCAAGGGCAATGGGGCTCATCATTGATGATGAAGCTGCCAGAAAGTCCGCTGCCTTTAATCGTCAATTGAAAGACATGGAACAGACCGGCAAGCGATTGGCTATAATGATTGGCCAAGAACTTTTACCGGTGGTTATGGAATATGCACAAGGTGCAATCAATCTAACAAAGTCTTATAACAATCTAGCTACAGAGCAAAAGGAAGCTATCTCTGGTCTTATTAAATTCGGCTTAGAAGCTGGTATAGCCATCACAGGAATTCAGTCCATTACAAGTGCATTGAAGTTCATGAGATTGGCTACTATAGCGGCCGCAGGTCCGTGGCTTGCATTAGCAACCGCTATCGGCTTAGCCGGTAAAGCGTTACTAGATTATCGCTATAAGGAACAGACCAAAGGCACAGACCTAGGTGTTGATGTTAATGGGCTTAGAGCTCATAAGAACTTAAACGCACCTGGTACTAACTCCGCTTACATGGCTAACCATGATGGGCGGTACTGGGTTGAGGATAGTTCATTCTTTGGATTAATCAAGAACGATCGCTTGGCAACTAAAGAAGAAGGCGCTCAAATTGAAGCTGCAATTAAGGCTAAGGAAGTGGCAGATGCTGCGAAGAAGAAAGCCGAAGAAGAGCAAGCTAAGATGGAGCAAGAAATCGAGAACGCTAAGAATGGTCTTACCAATAACGAAGCTATTAATAAGGCTAATGAAGAAGCTAGTAAGGCAGCTAAAGCCCAAGAGGCGGCGGCTAAGAAAGCTGAGCAAGCAGCCGAAAAACTAGCAAGCTCTGTAGAACGTCTTAACGAGCTTATCCGTAGTCTTACGCTTCAATCTTTGGAGATTGACGGTAGTCAATATGAAATCGACAAGCTCAACGCTAAGAACCAGTATGAAACGAATAATAAAAATATTCGTGAGATTATCCGTTCTGCTGCAGGCTTAGGTAATGTTGGTGGCGGTTCAGGTAGTGCTTCTGGTGTATTGGACGCAGCTAATGCGCAATTAGGCAAAGCCTATGTATTGGGTGCAGACGGCACATGGGCTACAGATTGCGGTAAGTTATTTGCAGATAGCGTAAAAGAAACATTCGGCAAGGATGTACCTCGGTACGTTCCATCTATTATGGATGCAGCAGCAGAAGCCGGAGCATGGCACCCAGAAGGTGACGGATATGTTCCTAAAGCAGGTGACGGTGTCGTTGTACTTGGTGATAACCATATTGTTATCGCTGATGGTAATGGCGGATACACAGGGGCTAACTCTAGTACAGGGGTAGTTGCTAAACAGTCTATTACGGGCGATTTCGGGGCGATTACAGGCTACGTTGACACGTCTAAATTAGTAGGTGTGTCCGGTTCTGCAGATGCTCTTAAAAATGCTAATGCTAAAGCGTTGGCAAGCTCCAACCTAGTAGCAGAAGCTAAGGCTAAGAATGAGGAAGTATATCAAAAGAAACTCGAAGAAGCTGACCGTAATCAAAAAATACGTGTACGCAAGATGAACGAGGAAATCTCAAAACTTGACCTTGAACGCACAGGCGATCGCTTGCAATTACTCAAGACGGAAGCCGAAGCCCAAAAGGCTCAAATCGATGATAACGTTCGAGAGTACACAAAGGCAGTAGGCGATAAAACATTGGCTGAAAAGAAAGCTAATGCCGAGAAGCTAAAGATTACTGCTGATACGGAGCAGAAAATCAGAGAGTTAGCATATACGCAACTCAACGAGGACTCTGAACATCAATCTAATTTAGTAAGACTTGGACGGATATCTCAAGCAGATGCAGACCAAGTACTTAATGAACAGTTACGAGCATACATCGAATTCGCTCAACGAGAACATAATGAAGCTCAGCTAAGCGCTACTCAACGCTTGCAAGTGGAAAAGAACCTCGTTGAAGCTCAACAAAAGCTATGGGAAGCTGCCGGACGTAATCTACGTACTAGCCTACAAGAAGGCGCTAGACAGTACAGTTTACAGGTAGTGAACTATGGTGACCTAGCGAAGTCTACTTTTGATAGTACGATGAGCAGTATCAACTCCTCATTTACTAGCCACTTAGAAGCAATGGCTACAGGTACTGAGTCCTTCGGTAAGGGGTTAAAGAATATCTTTAAAGATATTACAAATAGCATCCTCAAAATGCTCGTAAACCTATCCTTCCAACAGTACGTACAACCTAAACTACAAAGCATATTTGGTGGCATAGCAAACGGTATCGGCGCTATCGGTGCTAGCCGTGGCGGTGTATCTTCGTTTGCTAGTGGAGGTTCTTTCAGCAAAGCATTTACTGGAAACAGCTTCGGCAAGTTTGCCAGCGGTGGTATAGCTCCTGCCGGCATGACATTAGTCGGTGAGAATGGTCCAGAGCTCTTACAGTTCAACTCCTCTCATCGCATTTACAATGCTAGCCAAACACGTAAGATGATTGGCGGTGAAGGAGCTAATAAAGTAACGGTTAATATCATCAACCAATCTGGCCAACAACTGGATAGCCAACAACAAGAAACTAAGTTCGATGGCGAACAAATGATAGTTGATGTAGTAGTATCTAGTCTTATGACAAACAAAGGAGGTATGCGTGATGCCATTAAGGCAGCCGCAGTATAGGGTATGTTAGAATTTCCGAATATTCGATGGCCTATATACCCCATCGATGAAACAACACCTGATGTGAGTCGTAAGGTTCAGGTAGAAAATATGACGATGTTAACACATCGCAAAACTACGAAAGCGTTACGATCGTATTCAGTTAATTACAAGATTCCGACTTCGGAATATATCAAGTTAAGGAATTTCTTTGACCAGGTTAATACGGCAGAGATATTCCTTTGGACACATCCGGAGACACGAGCGAAGGTACGAGTAAGGTTTGCTGACCAGCTCCACTTCTCCGCTAGTGATTACGGTATATGGAATGGTTCTATTCAATTACAGGAGGCTTAGATGTTAACGCTATCAACTGCATCTATCATCGAGAAGAATAAGATATCCTCCACTGGAGCATGGGTAATGGCTATTGAGCTTCATCATCCGGAAGGGAATATCCTCCTTGTGAATAACTCGGAGGACTTAACCCTAGCCGGCAAGAAGTACACAGCCTTCCCATTTAAACTAGAGGATATCAACGAGGACACTAAGCAGATGCCTAACGTTAAACTCTCTG